GAAAGAGTGCCAGCATTATCAGATAGCACAACAACTAACTGGCTGCTATCAGAAGCACCAGATATCTATTTGTATGGCTCACTATTACACGCTGCACCATATCTGCAAGACGATGAAAGAATTGCTGTATGGGCACAACTATATGGCGCTGCAGTTAAGCAGCTTAATGAATCGTCAGAGAAGGGTAAATTCTCACCTGACAGTTTAGGCATGAGAAAGCTAGGCTTAGATACTAGCAGGTCTAAACGAGCAAACCACGTTCGCTGGAGCTAAAACATGGCAACTACTACATATTCATTCAATCTTCCTGTTGTCGGTTCTGACAACGATACATGGGGAGCAAAGTTAAATGAAAACTGGGACAAGACCGATGACTTGTTTGATGGGACGCTAGGCGTATCAGGTATTGATATTAATGGTGGCTCTATTGACGGCACACCTATCGGTGCAGCATCAGCATCAACAGGCGCATTTACTACCATATCTGCATCTGGTGATATCACAGGCAATGTAAAAGGTGACATAAAAGCTACAGACGGCACTGTAGTGTTAAACAATGGCACAGATGGCACAGATGCTACGTTTACTGGTGCTGTAACAGGCAATGCTACAACTGCTACTGCAACAGCAACGCCACAAGCATTTAGCGTATCAGGAGATGTAGCAACCTCGGCTGGCGTAGACTTTGATGGCTCAGGTGCAGTTGATTTAGCCGTAACAATTACAAATACTTTGTGGGATAAGATATATCCTGTAGGAAGTATATACGCTACAACAGAGGCTTCATTCGACCCTAACACTTCTTTTTATGGCACATGGTCAACATATGCAGCAGGTAGAGTTCTAGTAGGTCAGGATACAGGAGACACTGACTTTGACACCATCAATGAAACAGATGGTCATAAAACACACACATTGACTGTCGATGAGATGCCTGCACACACGCATATAGAAAACACTGTGCCTGAAAGGAGCGATATGTTTGTAGATAATAGTCTCACGGTTACAGTGGCAAGCACTAGGTCCAGTGATATTGATGCTTCAAGCACTACAGGTACAACTACATTTAGTACAGGTGGCAGTCAGTCACACAACAACTTGCAGCCATATACTGTTGTAAAATACTGGCGCAGAACAGGTTAATTAACTAAGAGGCAAAACAATGGCAAATCCATTTAAAGGGTCACCAGTAGAGCTGCACGGCATGGTCTACGATATGGTCCCAGTAACACCAAATGACGGCACGGACAACGTAGGCACTGGTAACATTGCTGTTGGCTTGTACGTAACTAACGCAGGTGATGTATCTTTTGACAATAAAGATGGCGTCACTCGTACAGTTACTGTACCTGACAACTTCTATCTTGTGTGTTCTGTTAAGCGCGTTAAATCAACAGGCACATCTGCATCTGGTATTCACGCACTGGTGGTGTAAATGTTAAATTCGGGCGTATCATTACAAAGGCTTGCTACAAAAGCAGGGGTAGGCTTTACCCCAAAGAAACTGTTTTCCAATGGTGAAGCAGGGGTGTGGTATGACCCTAGTGACGTTGAAGCATCACTAACTTGGCGTAGGAATCTACTAAAGTATACAGAAAGTTTTGATAATAATTTTTATGGTAAAGGCTCAAACACAGTTGTAACAGCTAATCATGGTGTTGCTCCTAATGGCACTCAAACAGCTGACAGATTAGAGATGCCTGCACAAGGAAGCACATATATTAATTGTGACATCCCAGTTACTAATGGCAGTGTTTATACATATTCTGTTTACATAAAATCAACATCTGGCACCAGTAATTTTAGTCTGTTTTACAATTTTAATGGCACTGTAATACTCGGTCAGCAAACAGCAACTTCAGAGTGGCAAAGGTTTGACTACACTGTTACAGCTTCATCAACAACTGGCAGATTCGGCATAAATAATGGTGGCGATACATACGCTAGTGATATTCTTATCTGGGGCGCACAAGTAGAAGAAGGCTCTACAGCTACAGAATATCAACCTATCCGTAGCACGTTTGATAATGCGTTTAAGCAGGCTTTCCCTAAACATACACTGTATCAAAACGAATACGGTAAAACGCCTGTAACGCAATTAGGGCAAGCTGTAGGGCTTATGCTAGATAAGTCTGAGGGTGTAGCGTTAGGCAATGAACTAGTAACTAATGGTGATTTTGCTACTGATTTGAGTGGTTGGTCAGGAGCAGGATGGGTTTGGAGTAATGGCAAAGCATACGACTCAGGGTCAAGTGTTGTTGTAGGGCTTTTGCAAACATTAAGCACTACTGCTGAAAAATTTTATGCGCTTAAATTCACTTTATCTAATGTGTCTGGTGGACATCCTGGGTTGTATTGGGGTGGTCAGCTTGTTACTACATATTCTGCGGATGTAACTGATGAAGTTGTTATTGTTAAAGCCACTTCAGGTAGCACAAACTTCGAGCTTGTTGGCGGCAATGCTACATTTTTTATTGATAATGTATCAGTTAAAGAAGTATTAGGCTCACACGCTACACAATCAGACTCTACTAAACGACCTGTATTCGCAAGACATCCTGAACGCGGTAGAGTTAATGTGTTTACGCACACAGAAGAGTTAGATAATGGTGCTTGGAGTAAATTAGACGGTGCTACCGTTACTGCTAATGCAGGCGTTGCTCCTAATGGAACACAGACAGCAGACAGAATAAACTTTAGCACTAATGTGCTATCAAGAGTTGAAAATGCTGTACCAATATCTCTCGGTGCTAACGTGACAGTTACATATAGCATTTGGTTAAAATCAGAATCAGGCACACAAAATCTGCAAATCGGAACATCTGGAACAAGCAAAACAAGCGTTACTGCAACAACAGAATGGCAAAGATTCACGCACACAACAACTGATGCGGATGGTAATGTTTTTCCCAGAGTTGAAAATAGTGATGATGGCGTGGCTCGGTCAGTGTTAAGTTGGGGTTGGCAACTAGAAGAAGCCAACGAAGCTACAGGCTATCAAAAAGTAGTAGACGATTACGACATTACAGAGAGTGGTTATAAGTCTGTTTACTATCTACAGTTTGATGGTATTAATGATGGTATGAGAATACAGCCAATTACGTCATCTGTTAAACCTCTTACAGTATTGCTTGGTTACAGTGCTACTAATATGGATGCGACTGCACACCGCTTCTTATTAGATATAGCTACAGGTAGAACTGTACTAGGTACTGATAGTAATGGCACATTTGGTTATCACGATGGAACATGGCGAACTGTTTCAACTGTAGATGAAAACGCTATTAAGGTGCTTACATACGACCTAGTTGTCAACAACGCTAAGATGCGCGAGAACGGCATACAGTTTTACTCAGATACAACTTATGATGAAGATGCAGTCTCAGGTGATATTGGGCTATTTGGTAGATACTCTCTTGATAACCACTTTGTTGCAGGCAACTTATATCAATTTGTATTAAGAGCCGCAGAATCAACAGACAAAGAAATAGACCAAGCAGAAGAGTTTGTAGCTATTAAGACAGGCTTGAAGTCAGAAGTAGTAGGACTAGCTACACTAGACTTAAACTTTGGTGCTAACACATATACAGCTAGAAACAGCAATGGGAGCGTACTATGAGTACATTCAGTGAATTAATAGACTTTACACGCTCTTCTACTGGTACATACTTAGACAGTGTTGTGTATGGTGATGAGTTAGTTACTAATGGTACGTTTGATACTGACACTTCTAGTTGGACAGTAGCAGGCTCTAGTCCTCTCTTCACATGGAACGCTAACGGTTACATAGAGCTAGATAGAAATGGCGGTTCAAGTTGTAAGTTGCAACAAACATTATCTACTCAGTCTGAAAAAACATATAAATGCTCTTTCTCTTTGCTTGCTGTTGCGCCTAAAGTAGGTGTTTTGATAGACGGTGCGTTAGAGTTTGAAGCTACAGCAACAGGTGATTATGTATTTTATTTTTCATCAGGCACTTCGCATAGTACAGCCTTAGAGTTTTCATTGTTTAACTCTTCAACTGCAACTGCTACTATAGACAATGTATCGGTTGTTGAAGTCACAAGCACAGCAGGTGGCACACCACTACTTAGAACAGCAGATACTAACGAACCACGCCTAGAGTATGATGCTAGTGGTCAACCATTAGGTCTGTTGATAGAAGAGCAGAGAACGAACAAAGTGCTATACAGTAACCGTTTATCAGGTAGCGCATGGAGCGGAACAAACTGTACAATAACTACAGACTCTACAACATCGCCTGACGGAAATATAAATGCCTCTAAACTAACGTGCAGTGGTGGGTCAGCCTCAGTATGGCAGTACGCTATTCCATCAGGCTTGAGTGGAAACTATTCTAACAGCATATACATCAAGGCGGATACTTTAAATTATGCACAGTTAAATGTTGGCTATTTGACTACAAACTTTGTTGCTAATTTTGACTTAGTAAACGGCACTGTTACGCACATACTTGGAACAGGCGCAACAATTACTAATGTTGGCAACGGTTGGTTTCGATGCACTTTGCCTTTTAATACACTTGGTTCAGGCGGTTTCAGCGTCACACCTATAGACAGTATGTCTAGCACAAGACGCAGTGGAGCAGTAGGTAGCGTATTCGTATATGGCGCACAGTTAGAACAGGGCACATTCCCTACATCCTATATCCCTACAAGTGGCAGTACAGTTACTCGTAATAACGATGTTGCAAGCACGACTGCGTTTAAGTATCACCAAAACAACACACAAGGCACTTTGTACGCAGAGTTTACTCCTAACATTAGCAGTATAAGCTACAAAAGGGCGGCTGAGTTTCACTACTCAAACCTAAGATTTTCTATACAAATGTATACAGGTAAGATAGCTTATTACACGAGAAATGCCGCAAACAACGCGAATAACTCAATAGGTACGCAAAATCCATATACGCCATACCGCACACAAAAAGCTGCATTTACAGTGGGTGCAGGCTATGCGGCAAAATCTTCTAACGGATTAGACGTACAAAGCGAAACAGATGTATTTGGGTTAAACGAAGATAATGTTGTTTTATATATAGGTCAGAGTAACGTAGGGTCTTATATAAATGGACATATTAAACACCTGCGATACTTCCCAACTAAGCTATCTAACGATGAATTAGTAGAACTAACCAAGCCATCATCCTCACCTACAATGAGCCTTACATTTGATGGACAAGCAACCAGTGAATTAGTAGAGGGTTTACATGACTAAGACAGTAACTACAGGTAAAGCCACAGACCTAATCACATTCACTAGGTCTACTACAGGTACATATCTTGATAGCGTTAAGTACGGTGATGAACTGGTAACTAATGGTACGTTTAGTGGTGGCACTACTAGTTGGTCTACTAACCAAACAACTGAAGCATTACAAGTTGTAAATGGGAAGCTACGAGTAACTGAGGATGGTGTTGCTGACCCTAACGTAGCAAGAGCATGGCAAACAATTACCACTGAAATAGGTAAGACTTATCGGGTAACTGGTGACATTGACCCTGTTAATACCAGCAGTTGTGCGCTTAACATAAGTAATTCAGTAAGCACAAGCCAATCTATAAATGTGCAAACTTCAAGTACAGCAACAACGGCAGTGTTTTATTTTACAGCAATCTCTACTACTACCTACGTTTTGCTTACAACTAATAGTGCAACCACAGTTGGCTCATACGCTGATTTTGACAACATATCGGTAAAAGAAATCATAGGAAATCAAGGCACAAGCGGTGAGCCATTACTACGCACTGCTGATACTAATGAGCCTAGAATAGAATATGATGCAGACGGTAATCTAAAAGGCTTGCTGATAGAAGAGCAGAGAACTAACAACCTGCCTCACTCTAACAACGCTAGTTATTTAGCCCGCGGTGCGCCTATATCAGGCGAAAACTCTTACGAAGTACAAGCACCTAGCAATACTGAAACTGTTATCAAGTTAAATAAAACAGGTAGTGGTTATGGATATGCACGATTTTCTTATCCTACTCTGACATCAGCGCAGACCTTTAGTGTATTTGTAAAGAAAGGCACTGCCAGATATGTTGGTTTGCGTCAGCTTAGCACTGCTGGTAGTCATCTACATACAACCTTTGATTTAGAGACTAATACTTGGGTGCAAACTGGCTACTCTGACTCTAGGGGTTATCAGGACTACGGTGATGGTTGGCTAAGATTATGGGTTACAGATAACAGCAACACAAAATCATGGGCTAGTGTTGCTATAGTAGGGGCGGACGGCAATGAAAATAACGGTCAAACAGGTACACTATACGTTTATGGCTTTCAAAGAGAAGCAGGCTCATTCCCTACGTCATACATACCAACATCAGGTAGTACAGTAACACGAACTAGTGAACAAGCATCGTTGAATGCATCACTGTTTGAGTATAATGGCAACGAAGGCACAACGGTTATAGAGTTTGATAAAGCTAACTGGGCATACACAACAACTTTTCCAAGAGCATATAGTTGGGGACATGGTAGTCAAAGCGTAGACATTTTGAATGATGTTTATAATTATGGAAACTCTCCACCAAACTCTGGAAAAATAAGATTTCGTGTAGATGACTCATCAGGTAATGCTGTATTTGGTGCTAATTTTATAAATGGTAGTGAAAACGATAATACAGCAAAAGTTGCGATAGCACTTAAAGACAATTATATGTCTATTGCATGGAAGGGCACAGTAGTGTTTACAGACACAACAGGAAACCCTGCTATTGACTTAGTAACGAAACTTCACATTGGCTCAAAGTTTATTGAGACAACAAGCGTGGTCAACGATTACATAAATGGGCATATCAAATCTATTAAATACTACCCTGTAAGATTAACAAACAATCAATTGAAGGCATTAACACAATGACACATTACTTAAAGTTTGAAAGCGAAGAGGCAATGCGTACAGCGTTAAGTGCCTATTACTTTGAAGATGATGAGGGCAACAGTGTTCTCTCAACAGGCAACCACGAATACGCTATCGATAACATTGGTTCTATCTTAGAGCCAACAGGTGAGACTGAGACTGACGAAGAGGGCAATGAGATACCTCTTATGAGTGCAGTAGAGGGATACCATGTAAACTTCTTAGGTGACTTACCTGAGAGCCTACAGGCATTTGCTATTGATGCGCCTGCTACACCGTATAGAATATTTGCGGCTATGCCAGTATATGAGGACATTGAAGAATGAACATCTTAACTACCCTAATCGTAACGGATGCAGACAAGGCATCAGCACAAGGCGTTATAAACACCTTACACACCACTGAGGAAGGCGCAAGCACTCAGGGTGATACATTGTTTAGTGTAGAACTAACTGACGGCACAGACACATTCTGGGCTACTACAGGGTTCTTATATGGCGATGACTTAACTGCTTTAATTAATACTGACTACATCCAGTATGCGTGTTTCCCTGCTGATTTAGACAAAGCATTAGAAGCTAACAGCTTAACTAGAGTAGAAGTGGAGTCTGAGGAAATCTAACATGGACGGTAACAGAGAAGCATTGCTGAAGCTAGAAGCGCATGAGAGAGAATGTGCTGCAAGAATGGAAAACATACAAGACAAGCTAGGTGTTGTAGATAAGCGTCTTGATATGGGTATGGACAAGTTTAAAAACATCGAGCGCTTGTTGTGGCTTTTGTATCCACTGATTTTAGGGCTAGACATCATTGGGCAAAAACTTATTTAAGGCTGCACTGTTATTGGTATCAAGTTTAGCGTTTGGCACAGAACAAGAAGGCAGCCTAAACACTAACAACGAAAACAGCACAGTGAACAGCAACAATGTTACTACTGATGAGAGCACGACTAATACTTATCAGGGCGCTGGCGCAGCATCAAAAATACCAGTAGGTTCAGCTATCAGCCCTAGTATGCAATCGTCAGGCATGGAAACGTGTTTAAAGGCAGCAGGCAGCTCCATACAGACAGTTGGCTTTGGTTGGTCTAGTGGTAAGTATGTATTAGATAAAGACTGTACACGTAGACGTGACGCAGCTCTATTAGACAAGTTTAATATGAAGGTGGCAGCCATCAGCATGATGTGTCAGTCAGTAGATGTCTGGAAAGCCATGTTTTCTGCTGGTACGCCATGTCCAGTAACAATAGGTGGCAAGTTGGTAGCAGGTAGGCGCAGCTATTTAGTAATGATGCAGAACCCAGAGTTACACATACCTGATTATGGACCAGATACAGAAGATTACTACAACACAATGTTAAACATAGGGGCGGAGCAAACAGATGAAGAAAGCGATAATAGGAGCATTAGCGATATGTTCCGTAGCAGCAAACAGCGACCAGCTAACTGATTTAGTTAATACATCTAATGCGATAGTTGACCAGATTGACCGTGGCATCTTGTTAGTAGGTGCTGCAACAGAATACGCATACGTAGGCGATGGTATGTCAGACGGCACGTTATCTACATCTGCACACATCTCTGCACAGCAAGTTACAGCTTATAACAACGCACTATCCAACTTTAGCACGTATCTGCCCTATGGCAGTGTTGAGGCTGTATTGCAGCAAGCGGCTGCAACAGAGCTAGAGCTTATGGAAGATAGCGTAGAAGTGTTCACAACTGCTGTTATTGAGATGAGCACCACTATACAAGTAGCTGAGATGGCTGATGAAAGCGTTGGCAACCCAGCTGAAGAAGAACAGGTGCAAGAATTTGTTGCACAGAACGAAGAAGTGCTGATGATATCTCAGGATACAGTAGATTCGTACAATGACAGTATAGATTCTATCGAGGAGCACGCTAATAAAGCTGCTGGGTACATTGCCGTGGCTGCAAATGAGGATGCTGTAGCGTTTTTAGAGCAAGGCGCTGTAAATAACAACGCTGTAGCAGAAGAAGCGACTATAACTTACAGTGCAGAGCAGCAATGGGTGTCTATGAAGTGGGCAAACACTAATAATGCGACTGCTGTATACCTAAATGGACAGAATTTTGGCTTAGATATGTATGTAGACCAAGAAACAGTGCTATATGCAGGTGCTGAGTCAGAGTTTTACCTAACTGGACCAACTGCGTCTGGCTATGATTGCTTCATGTATGAGATAGGATGTAGTTTTGATTGATGATACAGAGCTGAAGATTGGCAACACGTCATTTAAGGGTGTGTGGATAGGCATAGTGCTGGCAATTGGTACATCAATTGGTGGTACAGTTTGGACTGCTTCTAGTTTATACTCAAGGCTAGAGTCAGTGGAAGCTGTAAGCATACCTGATGTTGAGCCTGTTACTGAAAGAGTCACGCTAATCGAGCAAAGATTAGAGGACAACGATGTAGGGCAATTAAAGGGTAATTTAGCGGCTTTAGGCACTAACCTTGAAACTATATTAGAGCAGCAAGAAAAGCTGTTAGAACTCAAATCTGACGTCTCTAGGCTAGAGAAAGATATAGAAGCCATGAGAAGCACTGTAAAGCAGGCAGAAATCGTCAGTAACAGCTTAGGTGACGTAAGTGAACGAATTAAAAAAGTCGATTTAGAAATAAATAATTTGTGGGATGGGCTCGACTACGTAACGAGCAATCCATTGAGGTAGATATGTGGCAATCATTAGTTGGACCTATAGCTAATTTAGCTGGTGGCTATTTCAAGAACAAAGCGGAAGAGAAGCAGGCTAAGCATGAGGCTAAGATGAGCGTTATTAAGAGTGACGCTGATTGGGAGTCTAAGATGGTTGATGCTTCGGCTAGCTCGTGGAAGGATGAATTTTGGACGCTAGTGCTATCTGTGCCTGTCTTTATGATTGGCTACGCCATTGTAGTAGATGACGTCACAGTTATTGATAGGGTAGAAAAAGGCTTTATCGCATTATCTGGGCTGCCTGAGTGGTATCAATATTTACTGTTTATAGCTATAAGCAGTAGTTTTGGTATCAAGGGTGCAAGTAAGCTGATGAATCTAAGGAACAAATAATGGCAACAGTACCATTTGACATACCAGCAGGTGTTGTACGGCACGGCACAGACAGCGAGTCAGCAGGTCGATGGCGTGATGTAAATTATGTGCGCTGGGAAAACGGCTCGCTGCGTCCTATAGGTGGCTGGCACGCACGCGAAGATAGAACTGACACAGCAAACACGGTAGAAGTAACACTAGGCACAAATGTGAAAGCGCGTGCAGCGTTAGCGTGGAAAAGCACATCAGGCACAGCGTGGATTGCTGCAGGTAGTTTCAACAATCTATTCAGCATTAATGAGGCGGGTACAGTAACAAGCATATTAGCTTCTACTATATCAGGAGCTACTGATGGCGCTGCAGAGAATGTTGGTTATGGTAAATATCTATACGGCAAGGGTTTTTACGGTGAGCCACGACCTACGTCTGGTGTTTTAGGTGATGGCAGCACATGGTCGCTAGACAGCTGGGGTGAGTACCTCGTAGCAGTAAATTCACATGACGGTGTTTTGCGTCAGTGGACTTTGACTGGCACTGCAGACCAAATTAGCACAACAGACACAGCTTTTCCTGCTAATAACGACAGCGTGGTAGTAACAGAGGAAAGATTCTTATTTGCGTTAGGCGCTGATAACGACCCTGCTAAAATCAAATGGTGTGACCGTGAAGATAATACAACATGGACACCATCTGCCACAAATGAAGCTGGCGACATTATATTAGACACAGTTGGCAAGATACAGCTAGGCTTACAGGTGCGCGGTAGAACGCTTATTTTAACTACAACAGATGCTCACGTAGCAACTTACAGTGGACCACCAGCAGTATATGGTTTTGAAAAAGTAGGCAGCAATTGTGGCGCTGTTAGCCGTCACTGCGCTGTAGCACATGAGCAAGGTGCATTCTGGATGGGCACTAATGGCTTTTATTTTTATGACGGTCAGTCTGTACGTGATATACCGTGTGACGTGCAAGATTACGTGTTTAAAGGGATGAACTTTGAGCAGCAGGGTAAAGTATACGCTGTCAAAAACAGTAGGTTTAATGAGATATGGTGGTTTTATCCAAGCACATCTACTGCTGAAAACGACAGGTACGTGTATTACGATTACAAAGAAAATCACTGGGGTATAGGTATATTAGACAGGACCGCAGGTGTTGATGCTGGTGTGCACAGAACGCCTATATGGTTTTCTGCTACTGGTAAAGTATATGACCACGAAACAGGTTATACACATGAGCACACTGATAACGGTGAGCAAGTGTTTAGTTATGCTGAGTCAGGACCAGTAGAAGCAGGGCAAGGTGAGCGCATAATAAATGTGACAAAAGTTATCCCTGACCACAAAGCGCAAGGTGAGCATAACTTAGTTTTTAAAACACGAAACTATCCTAACGACCCTGAGACAACGAAGGGACCATTTAGTGCTATATCACCTACAAATGTGCGACTACAGGGCAGGCAGTTTAGGCTGCGAATCGACCCTAATAGCAAGCAAATTAATTACACTGAGTTAGCGCAAGAAGCATTAAAAGTAAGTGTTAGAAAAGCTAGTCCATACTCAGATGTATATATAAATGGTAGGCATATATTAGATATCACTAACGCTGGAAATGTTAGCGGAGCTGACGCTGTAGCTATTCTCGCACATGGCGCAGGCACACAAAGCTACGACTGGATAACAAACGAAGTTATTCCATATACATTGGCTAATTATCCAGAAACTGCAATAGTGTTTGACGTAACCTACAACACGCAAGATTGGACGTTAGGCAACCTAAAATTAGAAACTAAGCTAGGCGGAGCTAGATGAGCTACCAAA